TTGACTGGGAAACCCGGATGGAAGCCGGGATGGACCTGGCCATGCAAATCCAAAAGGAAAAAAACTTCCCCTGGCCTGGAGCCTCTAATGTTATATTCCCCCTCATTACTATCGCAAGCCTGCAATTTTCAGCCCGATCCTACGAGAACATTGTGCAAGGCACTGACGTGGTTCGCTATCGCACCGTGGGCGCTGATGCCAGTGAGACCCTACGAAACCGCGCCGATCGCATTTCTCGACACATGTCTTGGCAGGTTTTGGAAGAAGACACTGCCTGGGAAGCCCAACACGATTCATTACTCATTAACCTTGGTATCGTTGGCACTGCCTTTATCAAGACTTACTTCTCGACTACACTAAATCATAATGTGAGTGAACTGGTTTTGGCCCGAGATCTGGTGGTTGATTACTGGGCCAAGTCAATCGAGACCGCCCAGCGCAAGACCCACATCAAACCCTTGTTTAGGAATGAAATTTATGAACGTGTCAAGCGGGGAATATTTCGCGATGTTTTGGCTAGTGATTGGTATAATTCTACGACTTCTATGCCTGAGACTAATGATAAGCAAGATAATCGTGCCGGCGTTCAACAGCCTTCTATCGACACGGATACCCCTTTTCGCACCCTGGAACAACATCGGAATTTGGATCTCGATGGGGACGGCTATGCGGAGCCTTATATTGTAACTGTGGAGGAACGCTCAGGTGAAGTACTCAGAATCGTGGCTAGATGGGAAAGTGAGAAAGCTGTTGAGTATGTTGGGAATACGAAAGAAATTCTCCAGATCAACGCAACCGAGTACTTTACCAAGTATTCTTTTATACCTTCACCCGACGGCAGTATTTACGACATTGGATTCGGAGTTTTGCTTGGACCGCTCAACGAAGGAGTTAACACAGGAATTAATCAACTCTTTGACTGCGGAACAATGGCAAACTCAAATGGCGGCTTCCTTGGCCGAGGCGCTAAAATCCGGGGTGGTGTATATTCTTTTTCGCCCTGGCAGTGGAATCGAGTTGATTCCACAGGAGATGACCTTCGAAAGTCCCTTGTACAATTCCCAGTCCGGGAGCCGTCTACAGTAATGTTGCAGCTGCTGCAGCTGTTGATCGAGTATACGGATAGGGTGGCAGGGACTACAGACCCGATGGTGGGGAAAAACCCTGGACAGAACACCCCAGCTGAGACTTCCCGCAACACCCTTGAACAAGGCATGAGAGTCTACTCGGCTATTTTCAAACGTGTCTGGCGGTCGCTCAAGGAAGAGTTTAAGAAACTCCATGACCTCAATGGGCAGTATCTACCTGTAACCTCTCGCTTTGGGGAGAAAAATGATTTTGTCCGACGAGAAGATTATTCAGGCAATCCTAATCAGGTTGTCCCCGTCGCAGACCCAAACATTACATCAAATGCTCTTAGACTTACTCAGGCAATGCACTTACGTCAGGCTGCCGCCGAAATGCCTGGCTACGATCGACCCACCGTCGAAAAGAGATTTCTCAAAGCAATGCAAGTCGATGGAGTCGATGAAGTCTACCCAGGTCCCGATAAAGTCCCTCCTCTCCCCAATCCCAAAGGTCAGATCGAGGAGATGAAGCTGAAGGGGCAGCAGATGAAAATTGACTTTGAAAAGTGGAAATTCATTCAGGAACTGCAGGATGCTCGGCGGCTGAACCAGGCGCAGATTAATTTATACCAGGCTCAGATCGTCGAGATCATGGCGGGAGTTCAGACCGAGGCAATGAAGCTGAAAATTGAAGCTTTTGAACAGATAGTTGATGCCTTAGAGACACACGACAACATGTTAATGCGGCGCATCGAGGCTGCTCAAGGAGTACAAGAAAATGGTTCTGCCGACGGAAAAGGAATGGGAACAATGGGAAACGGAGCCGCAAACCCTGGTGTTCAGGGAGCTGCTCCGGGAATGGCGCCAGGCGCTAATGGAGCAATGGGCCAGCCGGGTCTTCCAGGGTGAGACGGCCGAGCAAACCGCGTTGATGAACGAAGGTGTGCTGGGTCAGGTGACAGTAATCGATAAACTTTTAGATCTAGATTATAGCCAAGTCAAGGAGACATTCGATGACGATAAACAAGTCGGGACTGAAGCCGAAGGGCGTAGCGGTACTGGTGGAGCCTTACGAACTTCAAGTCACAAGTATACTAGTGCTACCACCCGCGGTTAAGGAACGTATGCAAACGGCTGAAACCAAAGTCAGGGTACTTGCGGTTGGTGCGGCCGCCTGGCATGACGAGCCTGAACCTCGGGCTGTGCCTGGTGACATTGTGATGATCACCCGCTTTGCCGGCGTGATGGTTGCGGGCAAGGATGACAAGCCTTACCGCATAGTCAACGATCGAGATATCTTTGTAGGATGTGAAGCATGAGCGCTAATGAAATTGAAACCAAAGCGGCCGCTATGGGCTGGTCGCCGAAGGAAAAATTTCGCGGCGATCCGTCTAACTGGGTCGACGCTGAAACCTACGTGAAGCGCGGCGAGGAAGTGATGCCTATTCTCAAGGCCACTAACCGCCAGCTCTCTAGTGAACTGGAGTCGACCAAAAGCCGACTTAACGAATTACAGACTACCGTTGAGGAAAGCAAACAGGTTATCGAAGAGCTTAAAAACTTCAACACGGCAATCACCAAGCAAAAAGCTGATGAAATTAGATCGCAGCTTATTGCGGAGTTGCGGGAAGCAAAACGCTCGGGCGATGTGGATCGGGAAGTGGAGCTGACGGATCAGTTGACTGAGCACAAGGCGGCACAGGCGAAGGCGGCTGAGAAACCGGCTGAAAAACCCCAGGTTGAAAAACCTGCCGCCACCCCTGAAATACTCAAGGCCAAAGCTACCTTTGACAGTTGGCTCGCCGAGAACCCCTGGTACAACACTGACCCGATCAAAACCGGAGTAGCTAACGGCGTCGCACAAAAACTTCGCTCGGAAGGTTCCGAACTCACTGGCCGAGAATTCTTTGAGGAAGTCGCCAGGCAAACCGAAGCAGTTCTTGATAAATCTGGCTCTACGCGACGGGTTGATAAGGTGGAAGGAGGTGGCAGGTCTTCAAGCGGCGGCGGCGGGATGGGCGGCAAATCCTATGCCGACATGCCGCCCGAAGCCCAGGCAGGGTGTGAAAAATTCGCCAGGTCAATGACCTTTGGCAAAGGCAGGCTGTTCGAGAACATTGAAGCCTATCGGGCAAATTATGCGTCTAAATACTTTGAGAGAGAGTAATAATGGCACAAGAACTTAATTCGGCCGACGTGCCGAAGGCGAATCCTTCAGTCGACATGAACAAGGTTGTGGCAGGGAATCGAAAGCGTATTCCTATGTCCGTACCGTTGCAAAGGCTCGAGGTTCCTGAAATTCCCGGATATCACCTGCATTGGTTTCTGGAGAAGAATATTCCCAGGGCCCTTCAGGCCGCTTACGAGTTTGTCTCGTCGGACGAGGTTCCTGTCAACCAAATGGGTGTCGGCACTCACGGTAGCATTTCCGGTTCAGCCGACCTCGGCTCCCGTGTGACTGTCCACTCTGGCGTCAGTGAACTCGCCAAGCCTGAATACTTGACCCTGATGAAACTCAAGAACGAATTTTGGGAAGAGGACCGAAAGGCTATCGATGCCAAGAATGCCGGCCTCATGTCAGGTATCTTCCGCGATGAGCAAATTCAAGATAGTCCCAACAACCCGGTTTCGGGCCAAGACCAGGACCTGCGTTACGTCAAGACAGCACGTACTTCAGCTCCTGTGTTCAACCGCCCGACCCGCAAGGCACGTATTGCTAAGTAATTTAAACGACTTTAACTTTAACTTCAGGAGTTCCAAATGGCACTTGTTTCAACATTGAACAAGCCACAAGGTCTGACTCCAGTAAAATACCTGAGCGGTAACAACTGGGACGGACGTGGCAGAATGTACCATATTGATTCGGGAGACACCAATGCGTATTATGTTGGTGATCCGGTTTCACTCAAGGCGGGTACTGCGACGATTACGGGGGAAGATGCCGGTCTGCCGACGTTGACCGTTGGGCAGGTCGGTGCGACCAACGTCGGGGTTATCCTGGCAATCGGCACCACCCCTCGTGGCGGACCGTACATTGATCCGAGCAATCTGGGGTATGGATCTCAGGTGGTAACTGGGGCGCCGGCGACCAAGATCAAACCGTACTATGCACTGGTAGCCGATGATCCGAATATCATCTTTATGATCCAGGAAGGTGGCGGCGGCACAGCGTTAACTGTGGCGGCTTGCTCCAAGAATGCTAACTTCGCCCTCGCGGCCCCCGCGACCGGCGTGATGTATTCTGGCGCATACCTCAACAACAACACTGCTCCGGCCACCACGGCAACCTATAACCTCAAGTTATTGGGCCTTGCCCAGGTCATCGACTCGTCAACCGGCATCTACAACACCTATGGCCCGTATGCCAAATGGTTGTGCTTGCTGAACAACCATTACTACATGCCCGGCCGCGCTGGTATCTAAAGGAGAATTTTTATGGCAGGTGGAGTTATTACAACTGGTGCACATCCAAAAGCCCTATGGCCTGGTGTGCACGCTTTCTGGGGTCAAGTGTACAACGAACACCCCACTGAGTATACGGACCTGTATGACGTAATGATGTCAGATCAGGCCTACGAGCAGGACGTTCAGATTACAGGCTTTGGCCTTGCCCCCGCGAAACCGGAAGGCGATGCAATGAGCTTTGACTCTGAAATCCAGGGTACAGTGGCAACCTACACGCATATTGCTTATGCGCTGGGTTACATTGTGACCTTTGAA